AAATCTGTCCTGTGGAAAGTGATGTCCCATGTCCATAAAAAACAGTCTCAACGCAAGCACCAAGTTCTGATGGGTGCGCGATTTGTTGAAAATATATTCCATTGTCATTCAATGGCTTTTTTACTTGTGTAATAACTTGCTCTAATGTCGCATATTCACTTTTAAAATATGGGTTTACTGCATCTTTTGATGCATGCTGTATTTCACTTTGTACTTTAATTAATGCATTGATCAACTGATCCATTTTTATATCCTCCATAATTGTCTCGCCGCTTGGCGTTCTCCATTACTCCATTTCCAATCATCCAAATCTGGTATTAAAAGATTGGCTATTTCAGCAATATCATTTGATATCGATAAAATTTTTCCCATGTTATAAGCCGCTTTTTTGACAACAGAAATATGATAATCAATGTGTTGCACTTCTCTAACGACCACTTGTGATTGTGTTTTTGTGGCATGCACATAATCAACAATAGGTTTTTTATTCTCAGCCACCCCATAAATAGATAATTGTCTGCTCACAGTGTCAAGCATACTGCTTGGTAATCTGCTAACAGTTTTGATATCACGAACACAATCCTCATACAACAAATCCAGATATCCAATAATTGGCACGTCAATATCATCAAGTTCTAACTTTATTTTTTTTTGCGAATCAATAGGCTCACCTAAACTCCTAAAGTGCGGTATGGCAGGCGTCAAATATTTTGTTAATGCACTTTTCTCATTCTGCGCTTTTATATCATCCACAAATATCTTTTCTTCAAGTGTTGCGTCAAATAAATCATCATAACAATTCTCTGCCCATCGTATGATTTGGGCATCTGATATGTTTGGCTCTTCAATAGCTTTTGTTATGGCCTTATCAACTGCGGTTCCTCTCCACATCGCAGGAATGCCAATATTGTCTCTGTAACCAGAAACATGCAAAAGCCAACGCTGAGGATTTGTTATGTATTCATTGATTGAACTAGCAGATAAATGTCCTACATTATGCCGTTCGAAAGGATTATTCATATCAAGCACCTTTTATAATTTGTACCTATTTTTGCACAATTTGGGTTGTCATGCAAGAAATAATTTGATACATTAGTCTCATGAAACTAAATGCATATCTCAAAGAAAATAAATTAACTCAACGTCAATTCCTTAAAAAGACCCACGCAAACTTTGATACGCAATTTTCTTATCATGCTTTAGTCAAGTGGTGTAGTGGCAAACGGATTCCAAGACCAGAAGAAATGAACGTTATATACAAAGCTACTAAAGGCGTTGTAACACCGAATGATTTTTATAGCTTGCAATAAATTAATTATTCGCCCAAAATGGGCTAATGAGTACGCAAGCAATTAATTGGGCAAGAGAGAAAGACTGTCCCACGCCATCAACAAAACTTGTCCTTTTTATGTTGGCAAATTATGCCAAAAAGAACAATCATACTTGCTACCCATCAGAGAAGCACCTAGCAAAAATTTGCTGTTTATCAGACAGACAGGTCAGGAGATGTATTGCCTCACTTGTCAAACTTAACTATGTTACAGTAAAAAAAAGAAAGGGGTTTTCAAATCTTTATACGCTAGGGGTGGACACCAGTGTCCGCAGGGTTAGGACACCCACGACCCCCAATACATTAAATATACAAAAGAATAGGAGCCGGTTAAATGCGATTGCAGGATAAATTACTTGAGCAATACAGCATAAACATTATGCATTTAGATTACGGATCACATAAGATGAAGTGTCCACAATGTCAACCACCACACGATTCATCAGACAGGCCTTTGGCTGTCACATATGAGCCAAGTAAGATTTTATTTTTTTGCCACCATTGCGAATACAAAGGCGGCGTATTAGAAGAAAATTTTAAGAGTATTAAACTCAGGCCAGAAAAGAAAAAATTTGTAAAAGGGACAAGCACTTTCTTAGAAACGTTTTTCAATGGTAGGGGTATTTCAAAAGCAACGTATGAAGCATTTAAAGTATTTGCAGAGAACGATGAATGGATCGGATTTCCATATAACGGTGATTCTGGAATGTGCGATAACATTAAGTACAGGCACAAAGATAAACGATTTAAACAAAGCAAAGACCCAATAAAATCCCCTTACAATTATGCGAACGTGAAAGATGTAGATGATGTTATTTATGTTGAGGGAGAGATGGACGTTATGGCATGTTGGGAGGCAGGTTTTACTAACGCCACGACATTGCCAGATGGTGCGCCTGCAAAAACGTCTTACAAAGAAAATGATAAACGTTTTTCATGTTTACAAACCCATCCAATTAGCGCCAAAAAAATTATTCTTTTCTGTGATAATGATGGCGCAGGAGATAATTTAAAACGTGAGCTTTTGCATAGGTACGGCAAGGCAAAGTGTTGGATCGTCAAACCACCAGAAGGTTGCAAAGATGCAAATGATGTATTGGTAAACAAAGGTAAAACGTATTTAACAAACTTGATCAACAACGCTAGGCCAGTACCAGTTGATGGATTGTATACCGTTGGAAATTATTATTCTGATGTGATGGATTTATACCACGGTAATTATGATAGGCCAATTGAAATTGGATACGATAACTTAGACGAAATTTATAAAATTATGCGAGGCACTTTCCACGTATGGACAGGTATTCCCAATCATGGAAAATCTACCTTCCTTGATCAATGTTTGATTGATGTGGCAAAAAAACATAAGTGGAAGTTTGTGATGTTTAGTCCAGAGCATTCAACAAAAATGCATATAAGACGGATGCTTCAAATGGTTGTAGGCAAACCCTTTGACAAGGGATTCAATGGCAGGATGTCAGAAGATGAAGCGAAAGAAGGGATGCGATGGATACAAGAGCATTTTTATTTTATAGAAACAAGAGAGCATATTCCAAGCGTTGATAAGATTCTTGAACTGGCACAAGTCAGCATTACAAAGTTTGGATGTAATGGTATGGTCATTGATCCATATAATGAAGTTGATGCAAGCCGCAGTAGAACCCAGAGAGAAGATGAGCATATAAGAAATTTTATTTCTAAATGTAAACGATTTTCGAAAATGCATGAGATCACCACATGGGTCGTTGCGCACCCTACAAAGCTACCTAAAGAAAGTAACGGGTATCAAGCGCCTACAGCATATGATATATCTGGTGCGGCCCATTGGCACAACCAAGCTGATGCTGTTGTAGTGGTACACAGAGATTTTGATAATGACACAATACAAGTAATAACTAGAAAGATTCGTGAGCAAGGGATGTATGGAAAAATTGGAGAGTGTACCTTCAAATATGATTTCAGCACTAGAAGGTTTTTGCCACCCCCATCAAATGTAAGAGAGTTACGAAATCATGGCAATTAAAGCAACGGGAGAGGAAGCATTAGCTTTGTTGTTGCTTCATGCCAAAATCCCTTTTCAACGTGAATACAAATTTCATATGGCTAGAAAATGGAGATTTGACTTCGTTATAGGTCATCAACCATTAAGCGCCAAAATCGCTATTGAAATAGAAGGAGGGATATTTTCTCAAGGAAGGCATACGAGAGGCACTGGGTTTTCAAAAGATTGTGAGAAGTACAATATGGCTGTTTTACAGGGGTGGTCAATATTAAGATATCCAACACAAATGGTTTCAATGAATGTTTTGGATGATATAAGGATGTTACAAGCGAGGATAAAATATGTCAGAACTAGATAAGTGTATTGATAAATGGAGTAAATCAATCCAACAATTTGAGGAATCAATGTTGTTATACCATGAGCATGAAACTAAATTCAAATCATGGGAGGCCGCAATCAAGATGGCTCATATGAGAAATAAAGCATCAGGTGTTATGGCTGAATGCTTAGTAAAGACTCATGAAGATTGGGAATTAAGATATTTAAATGTTCAAAAGTTATCAGTCAAAGCAGAAACCGCCAAACGTGTTTTACGTCTAGCGGAGGCGGCTTGGGAAACGGAAAGATCAAAAGAAGTTTCTTTAAGAAATGTAAAGTAATCAAAAGGCAACGGATTGCCTCACATATGAATCACGTACTGCATCTTTTAGAAATTTAGAATCAAGGCCAAAGTTCTTGTAGCCTCTAGCAATCGAATCCAAATAACCATTGCTCGGTGGCTTCACTGTATTTTTGTTTTGCATCGTGTAGATCATTACTTGTCCAAATGGCGAACTCACAAACATCTTAGTGTAAAAGTTTGGATATCCTTCATATATATCCAAAGCAATCTCGCATCGCTCAGTAATCTGCCAGATACCCAATTGAATTGAACACCCTCTTGATTTTTCAATATCAGCAACACCTCTAAACGTTAACCTTTGTCCTATCATGTCATAAGTACCCACAGGCACTGCGTTTGGACATCTGTGGCTCATTTGGTCTCTGTTAAGATTTGAGCCATACGCTCCGTAAAAATAATTCAAATAGTTCATTATGCTAGCTCCTCTTTTCTTTCGTTTAAGTAATCTTGAATTTTTAAAGTAATACCGTGGAAAACTCCTTCATCAGCAACATTTGTTTGTTGTGCATTTTGTCTGGGAGTTTCAAAATTGTATGGTCCAATTAATCCAAATCTTTCCTTCAGCAATTCACCAAATTTTTGTTTATCTGCTTTGGTGTGAATTTCATCAATAAAATCATTCAAAAACCAATTAGGCCAATGTTGAATATTTTCATTCAATTTCACAATCCATGCTTTTCCTCGCCATTCCATTGTTCCATTCGCATTCTCAATTACATTTCTGAATTCTGCATATGCTCTAGATTTTGAAGGTTTTTTGCGCTTTCCTACATCAACCAAAAGTCTGCTTGATTCTAAAAATTGCATCAAAAAACTTAACCAGTTATATATTTTAGTGAAATCAGTAGTACCTGAATGTTGTCTAAACTCAATTGCTCCGCGTTGTGCTATTTGTGTTAAGTTAACCTTGTAGTAACGGCCTAACATGTGTGCAATATTTTCTTTCTTTTTAGCACGTTTGACGCTTGCAACGTTGCCGCCATCTTTTAAGGTTTTACACCAATGCAGAGAACCCCTACGAGATCTTGGCATACATAAATCAATTTGTTCTTCGTATTGTGCGTAACGTTCATAAATCTTTTGTATTTCTTTAACGTTTAAATCTGCGCAATTCAAATGCACATGTAAGCCACAACTTCGGTTTACTGTTACACCATCTACGGAATTCAAAGCATCTACTACAGTTTTCAATTGCAAAATACCATCTTCACCTTCTAATATTGGCGAAACAAGCTCAGCCGCATAACCCCTTATTGAATCTAAGCTAGAATCGCTTACAATTTTCCAGTGTGGTCGTGTTGTGTGGTTGTAATACTCTACTTGGCAATCTACCCCTTGCGCATTAATTGCGGCGGCAACTTCATATTTGCAAGCACCTACAAATTCTATTTCAATGCCAAATTTTCTGTTTGTGTGTTCCATTTATCTCGCTCCATTTATTTGTTGTTTTATTATAATGCCACAACATGTTTATAATTGCAAACAATTTATTCCCTTTTTGTGCATTTTTTTGCTTTTTTTGTGCAAAGATTTAAGCTAAAATAAAACAAAGAGGAAAACAGATGAAAATTCATTCACAACAAGTTGTTCAAAAGAAAGTTTCTGATCTCATTCCCTATGAGAGAAATCCAAATATTCACCCGACTTTTCAAATTGAGCAGATAAAAAATTCAATACGAGAGTGGGGTTTTACTATCCCAATAGTGATAGATGAAAATCAAACTGTGTTAGCAGGCCATGGACGATTATTTGCGGTCAAAGAGTTGGAGATGCATGAAGTTCCTTGCATTGTAGTTGAAGGATGGTCAGAGCAACAGAAACAGGCTTATGTAATTGCTGATAACAAACTTTCTGAGGGGAGTGAATGGGATAGCTCTTTATATTTTGCAGAGCTAAAAGAGATAAATAATTCTGGATTTGATTTGAGTCTGTTAGGTTTTGATGAAAATATTGCTTTAGATTTCGAGCCAAACCTACATCCTACCACCTCATTTACAGATGTAAATCAAGGCGATATAAATAAAGCCGAAACAGCAATGTCAAATAATATGGATAGGCTTACTGGAGATCGTTCAGCGAGAGGGACGGAGGTTATGTGTCCATATTGCGCAGAGACGTTTACTTTTGATGGAATTTAAAGCTCAACAAGATTTGTCACATAGGCTTCAGCGTCAAAGATGGATTTTTGCCAAGACGATGCCAAACAACCCTCACTATTACACTTTGAAAAAGAACTGGAAGTCACCAGAAAATTTTGAAGAGAGCGTTATGTTGATAAGAAAATACGGCAAAGAAGAGATATTTCGCGGATGGCCTTACGTGTGTTTTAATTTTGATGGGTACAAATACTGGACTATGGGTTCGCCTATACCTAAGACAGTACTTATAAACAGAAAGCCTCTAGAGTGTTTGTTTTGAGATACATAATGAGGACGTGTATTGGGCGCGAAGATTATGCAAAGTACGTGCATGAACAAATTCCAAATTTAATCGAGCTAAAAGATGAAGTATCAGATCCTATGCAAAACTTTATCAATGCGCTTGAGGTTGCAGGGGATGATGAGGCTATCCATCTTGAAGACGATGTAATTTTAGCGGATGATTTTATAGTCAAAGCTCAAGCAGTAATAGACGCAAACCCAAATATGGTCATTCAATTTTTTTCTATGAGAAAGGCTGATCTCACCATAGGCACAAGGATTGAAAGTGGGTCTACTTTTTTAGCGGCTGTATGTTTTTATTTACCGCCAAAAATGAGCAAAGGATTGAAGGCTTACTTTCCAACGTGGGACAGGCTAAAAGAACATCCAACAGGCTTGGATTTAACCATTGCTGATTACCTTAAAAAGACAAGGCAAAAATATTTAGTGCATTGCCCTAATTTAGCAGATCATCGGATAGGAAAATCGGAAATTGACAGCAGGCGATCATCAAAAAGAGTGAGTTTAACTTTTGAGGGTTAAAATACATCTTTGCACCTATGAAGATGTATTGCCTATTTACAATGCGCATGACACTGGAATAGTGCAAATTGCAGAAAGAAAAAAACCAGAAATTTGGTTTCAGGCAAGAACCAAAGAAAAAATTGTTGGGTGCGGTTGTTTGCTGATGCTTAGTAGCAAGTCTGCCACAATAAGCAGACTGTTTGTTTTACCAAATTTTAGGGGCAAGGGAATTTGTTCTTGTCTTATCAAAGCAATGGAGCAAATCGCTCGTTCAATCAATGTCAAAAAACTTGATGCAAAAAGTCTTATAAACTTCGGCAAGTATGGTTTTATAAAAAAAAAGCAGTACAAAAGTAAATTATTTTGGTGGGTCAAGGTCTTGAAAAAGTGAAAATTTTTCTTAAAGAAAGCGTATACGATCAAGCTGTAGAAAGAATTACTTTCTTGTTTAGAGAGTTTGATGAAGTGGTAGTAAGCTTCAGTGGAGGGAAAGATAGCACTGTAACCCTCGAAATGGCACTGCTTGTTGCTGAAAAAGAGGGCAAATTACCCCTTACAGTGATGATGCTTGATCAAGAAGCTGAGTGGCAAGCTGTGGTAGATTATGTCAAAAGAGTAATGTATCGGCCTGAAGTAAATCCACATTGGTTGCAAGTACCTATTAAATTATTCAACGCGACAACTATGGATTACCCTTGGCTTAACTGTTGGGATTTAAATGAAGAACACATGAGAGAAAAAGATCCTATAAGCATTAAGGTAAATGATTACGGCACAGATCGCTTCTTTGATATGTTTCCTAAATATCTATCCAAGCACTTTGTAGGAAAATCTGTTGCATTGCTCGGGGGTGTGAGAGCAGAAGAAAGCCCGAACAGAAGAGCAGGTTTGACAAATGGCGCAACGTATAAAGATATCACCTATGGCAAGGTCTACGATAAGGAGGAGGGGCATTATGTTTTTTACCCATTATACGATTGGAGCTATACAGATATTTGGAAAGCAATACACGATCACAAATGGGATTATTGCAAAATATATGATGAGTTTTATAGGTACGGCATATCACCCATAAAAATGCGCGTAAGTAATCTTCACCACGAAACAGCAGTGGATCAATTGTTTTACCTGCATGAATTAGAGGGAGACACATGGAACAAGCTTACTAAAAGGTTAAAAGGAATTAACCAAGCAAAACACTTGTCGAAAGCAGATATGTTTAAGGCACAGGATTTACCATTTATGTTTAAGGATTGGAGAGAGTACAGAGACCATCTTTGTGAGAACCTAATCCAAGATGAATCAATAAGAGCAAAGCTAGATAAAAAACACGTTTGGATGGATAAGAAATTTCATGACATGAATAACATCCATGAAATGTACAAATCACAAATTCTTGGCATTCTTGCAAATGATTTTGAGTTTGCAAAAATATCTAATTTTCTAGGTAGGCCAGAGACGATAAATTTCTTAAAATTCAAAAGAGGAAAGACAATTAACTGGAATAGACCAGAAAGAGATTTAAGGTACATTAAACCCCATCAAAGAGGCAATTCAAGTGAGTAATACACCCAAGCAACCTATAAGCGATGTACAGTGGGTCTCTATTGATCTGATAGAGCCAAACGATTACAACCCTAACTCAGTGGCAGGGCAAGAGATGAAACTGCTTTATACGTCAATTAAGCACGATGGTTACACTCAGCCGATTGTTACAATTTACGATGAGGAAAAGAAGAAGTATGTCATAGTTGATGGGTTCCATAGGTACTTTACCTGTAAAAATAACAAAGATATATTTGATGCTACTGAAGGCAGAGTTCCTATTGTTGTTATCAAGAAAGATATCAACGAAAGAATGGCCGCAACAGTAAGACACAACAGAGCTAGAGGTCAGCACTCAGTTAATGGTATGTCGAATATGGTTTTCTCTATGCTTGACAACGGATGGAAAGATGAGGAAATATGCAATCACCTAGGAATGGAGCCTGATGAGCTACTTCGATTGAAGCATATAACAGGGTTTTCAAAGCTGTTTGCTGATACAGAATATAACAAGGCTTGGGTAACAAAGCATCAGATAAGGATAAAAAAAGAATACGCTGAACAACAAAAAATGGAAAAAATTGATGGCGGTGAGGTATGAATACAAAATTGAAAGGTGATTTAAAAGCAACAATAAGAGATGAGTTCGTTCATGGATTTACTGATCAAAATGGCGTAAGACAGTTTCCAACAATAGATGGTCTTGCTAAAAAACATGACGTTCCGCAAACAACGTTATATAGATATTCTCAAAAAGAAAATTGGCAGGTTCAAAAAAATCAAGTTCAAACAGAAATACAGAGAGCCATTGATGATGATCGTATTACAAGAATGGTCAATGAGAGCAAAAGGCTTGATGATTCAGCAATACAAATAGCGCAAGCGATGCTTAACCGTGTAGGAGTTAAGTTACAAAAAGCATTTCAAGCAGAGCAGAACAATCAAAATTATGAAGCAATGACGATACAAGAATTAAGAGATGCATCACATGTTGCGCAAAATGCGCAGAAATTAGGTAAACTTGCGCTTGGTCAAGCGCAGGAAATTTCAAAGGTATCAGCAGATGTCAGCAATCCAGAAGCCTTCCATAGAGTTATGGAACAACTTGATGAACTTGCGGAATCAAGGTCACAAAGGGACAGCGAATCTTTACACTGATTGGCTCAACACTGCTCGGACTTCTCAATTAACTCCTCAAGGCGATTGGCATATATGGCTTATTCTTGCAGGCAGGGGATGGGGAAAAACTAGAACAGGTGCTACGGATGCAACATTGTATGCATTGCGAAATCCTGAAGTACAAGTCGCTGTTGTTACGCCAACCTTTGGAGATTTAAGACGGGTTGCTTTTGGC